AGACCGGAGAAAGCTTTGATGACAATGAAGTCAACACAGCTTAAAGTTAGTAGACAATGGAATTCTTTAATGGAGAATGAATTTGAAAACGATCCTAAGACAGGAAAATCTTTACAGGCACCAACGTTTTCTAGAATTTATAAATTAAGTTCTGTAGAAAACTCAGGTAGTTTTACTTGGCATGGTTATAATGTGTCTATGTTAAGAAAAGTAGACAATGCCGGCCTATATCAAATGGCTAGAGATTTTTATAACTCTTTAAAAAACAGTCACAACAAAGCAGTGGCTGAATCACAAGAGGAATCTAACTACTAATTCTACCTCTATGGAGGAGATAGGGGCGGCAAAGCGAGAGTGAAGCCGCTCCGACCCGGGATCTTATGGTTGATAAATTTATAGAATTATTTACTGGATATCAAGGTGACTTTGGTATCGCTGACATGTCTTCAGCACAATTAGACACAGACAAAAACAAACTCAAACCAAACTACGAGTGGGCTGGTAGACCTATTACACAAGGTGACTATCGAGATCACATAGCAGGTAAGATATCAATTGGTATACAACCATGCAGATTAGATAAGACAGTTCAGTTTGGTTGTATTGACATAGACTCAAAAGACTATGCTAGTTTTAAAGTAGAAAACTATCTGGCATTATTTCAACAATTTAAATTACCACTAGTACCATTATTATCTAAAAGTGGAGGACTGCATTGTTATTTGTTTTTAAAAGAACCAATACCAGCTGTCGATCTAATCTCGGCACTAAAATCTTTTTTACTGCCTCTTGGATTGGATCCTGATACAGAGATTTTTCCAAAACAGAAAGAACTAAAGGAAGATGACAAAGGAGAAATTAAACCAGGTAATTTTATTAACTTACCATACTACAACAATGGTGATACAAAAAGATACGCTGTTGACAAAAACAATAATAAACTAGACTTAGATAAATTTTTAGAGATAGCAAACGAAAGCAGAATTAGTAAAGAAGAATTAGATAAACTTGTAGAAGAAACATATAAAAATATTTTATTAGGAACAGATCCAGAGTTTGAAGATGGTCCACCATGTTTGGCATTGTGTTCAAAACGAAAATTAGATGATGGCAGAGATAGATTTATGTATAACTACATGGTCTTTGCTAAAAAAAAATACAAAGACAAATGGCCTGATCAAGTTGCAAAAGCAAACTATAGCTATCTTGAAGATCCATGGGACAAAACAAAATTAGATTCTAAAATTACTGCATGGAGAAAAGATACTGCAGGTCATACATGTTATGAAGATCCAATACAAAGCAAATGTATGCGTACACTTTGTTATTCAAGACCGTTTGGCGTTAAGTCAGATAGCATTACAATGTTTCCAGACATTACAGACTTTGAAATAATTATGTACGCAGAACCAGAATACAGATTTAATGTTGTATTACCGGATGGAACTAAAGAAGGAGTTGTAGCAACAAACAGAAGATTTATAACTAAACAAACAGAACTATTAGATTTGATTTGGGAACAAACAGGTATCTATCATGAGCCACTTAAACCAAAAGATTTTAGAGCAAAACTTACAGAACTTAGAAAAGGTTCTACTAAAATATCACCACCTGCGGGCACACAAATAGAAGACAGATTAAAAGAAGAACTATATCAATATTGTGTTAATGGTCCACGTGCAAGAAACAGAGTGCAGATAAATAGTGGATCTTGTTTGACAGAAGAAGGTCATCATTTCTTTAGATTTAATTCTTTTATAGATCATCTTGGGTCTAGTTGGAAAATACCAGAAGAAAGAATAGCACAAAAATTAAAAGACAAATGCGGTGTAGAGTTTAGTCACTCTTTAAATGTAGATGGCAAAACAATTAAAGTATGTAGAGTCAAGCAACTACACATAGATAAAATAGAATACAAACCAGTAGAGAGAAAAGAAAGTAATTATTAATGAGATACAAAGTAGTAGGACCACCAGGCACAGGTAAAACAAGACGTTTATTGAACGAAGTACAACGATATGTAAAGAAGGGTGTACCTTTAAAACGTATTGGTTATTTTGCTTTTACTCGTAAAGCTGCAGGTGAGGCAAGAGACAGATACTTAGACAAAAACAAAGATCTAACTAAAAAAGATATTAAATACTTTCAAACTCTGCACTCTTTGGCGTTTAATAGACTAGGATTAAAAGAAGAGAATGTCATGCAAGATCTGAATTACAAAGCAATAGGTGATACTTGTGGTATTCAAATTAAATATGCATCATATGAAACTAACAATTGGAATGGCATATTTTCATCTGACAGTGAGTATCTAGGGTTAATTAATCTAGCAAGGGTGAAACAAATATCTGTATTAGAACAACTAGATCTTAACGAACATTTATCTAAAATAGAAAGAGACAAGTTAGAAAACATAACATCAGAAATAAATAGTTACAAAAAAACATATAATCTAATTGATTTTACTGACATGATACAAAAGTTTTTAGATGTAGATGATACACCAGAGTTTGATGTAATATTTGTAGATGAGGCGCAGGATTTGTCATTAATACAGTGGGCCATGATAAATAAGATAGAGAAAGATACAAGCTGTGATGTGTGGGTTGCAGGCGATGATGATCAAGCTATCTTTGGTTGGGCTGGTGCTGACGTGGATTCTTTTATTAATTATGATGCAGAAGAAATACCTTTAACTAAGTCAGAAAGAGTGCCAAGCATCATACAGGAAACTGCATTAGATGTCATTAACAGAATACAAGATAATAGAATTGACAAAGAATATTTTTCAAAGTCTGAAACTGGTGAAATTTTAGAAAGATATAAACTTGCTAATATAGATATGACTACAGGTGATTGGTTGATACTAACAAGAACTAAATCATTATTAAAACCTATACCTGCATATTTAAAAAAGAAAGGTTTGTTTTTTGAATCTGCACAAGGAAATAGTGTCGGTAAAAGTTTATACGAAGACATACAATATTGGTCACAGTTACAAAAGAAAATAACAATACCTGATATACAATTACAGAGAGTTAAAGAAAGAGTAAAAGGACCAATGAATCTATCATTGAAATGGTATGATGCATTTAATAATGTATCAGAAAGTCAAATAACATACATGAGATTGTTATTATTAAACAATGAAGATCTAACAAAGAAAGCAAGAATCAAAGTATCAACAATACACGGAGCTAAAGGTGGTGAAGCAACAAATGTTGTTTTATTTTTAAACCACACATCAAACACAATCAAAGGAGCAAAAAAATCTACGGCCAAACAAGATGAAGAATATCGTGTGTGGTATGTAGGTATCACACGAACTATGAAAAATTTATATTTAGTGAGATCTCCAAACAAATCAAAGGAGTTTAAAATATGACAAGCAAAGATATATTTAATGATGCTTTTCCTCAAGACAAACAAATTGGAGGATCGCATTATAAAAAATTTAAAATACAGCCATACGAATTTATTTCAAAGAATGATCTTTCATTCTTTCAAGGTAACGTTGTTAAATATGTTTGTAGATATTTATATAAAAATAAGATAGAAGACTTAGAGAAGATCAAGCACTATTGTGATTTAGAAATTAAGAAATTGAAAGATGAGAAATAAACCAATAACAAAAGAAGTTAAAGTAAACAAACATAAGTTTAGAATAGAAATCTATCCTGGCTTAGTTGACTGGGAAATATTTCCACACGATTATAACGCGGCTTTGTATGCATTTAGCAACAAAGAAAAATTAAATAAAATTATAAAAGAAAAATATGTCTATGAACCTAAAAAATAATATGGTGTTTAAACCACAAACAGAGTGGGTCAAACCTACTGAATTTCCTGATCTTAGATTTTGTAATGAGATTGCAATTGATTTAGAAACACATGATCCAGAATTAAAAACTATGGGATCAGGTTCTGTGGTTGGTAAAGGTAAAGTTGTCGGTGTTGCAATTGCAACAGATGGCTACTCAGGCTACTTTCCATTTGATCATGAAGGTGGTGGTAACCTTGAAAAAAGTAAAGTAATTCAGTGGTTTACAGATATTTGTAAAACTACGTCTACAAAAATTTTTCACAATGCAATGTACGATGTATGTTGGATTAGATCTATGGGAATACAAATTAACGGACAGATTGTTGACACCATGATTGCAGCATCACTTGTAAACGAAAACAGATTTAGATACGATCTTGGATCATTGGGTTGGGACTATTGTGGTCATGGTAAAAATGAAACAGAATTAAACAACGCTGCAAAAGAATGGGGTGTTGATCCTAAAGCTGACATGTGGAAGTTACCTGCAATGTATGTTGGTAACTATGCTGAACGTGACGCAGAATTAACTTTTGCTCTTTGGAAAGTTATGCAGAAAGAAATGATAGATCAAGATTTAGATTCTATTTTTCATTTAGAAACTGATTTGTTTCCTTGTCTGGTTGATATGCGATTTCTTGGAGTGAGAGTGGACGTTGAAAAAGCTCATAGATTGAAGCAACAGTTAGCATCAGAAGAAAATAAACTCCTGCAACAAGTAAAAACAGAAACAGGAATAGATACTCAAATATGGGCAGCACGGTCGATAGCCAAAGTCTTTGATAAATTAAACCTGGAATACGAACGGACAGCCAAAACACAAGCGCCTTCATTTACTAAAAACTTTCTTTCGACTCATAAACATCCTTTAGTACAATGTATATCAAAAGCTAGAGAAATAAACAAGGCACATACAACTTTTATAGATACAATAATTAAACACGAACATAAGGGTAGAATACACGCTGATATAAATCAAATTAGATCTGACACTGGTGGTACAGTGACAGGAAGATTTTCTTACAGCAACCCAAACCTACAACAAATTCCTGCTCGTAACAAAGAATTGGGTCCATTGATCCGATCCCTCTTCGTTCCCGAATCTGGTTGCGAGTGGGGATGCTTTGACTACAGTCAACAAGAACCAAGACTTGTAGTTCACTATGCATCCCTTGATCAAGACACAAGCGTCTTTGGTGTTAAAGATTCTTACGAAGATGGTGACGCTGACTTTCA